CATCTATCCAACCCTTAAGCTTGAAAGTTGTTCCAATTACTGAAACTCTATATTGATATGTAATATAATAAGTTCCAAAACCTATTGAAGCCAGTAAAACTAATGAGCCAGCATCTATTCTGTAAATTGACAAACTACCGTTCCTAGTACCAAGAAGATACCCTGTTTTTGCAACAGTATTTACCCTACATACAAACCCGCCTATTCTTGTTTGATAATTATAAAGCCACATATTAAACCTTGCATTCATATCTATCTGATTATTTGATGAATTATAATAAGCGATATTAAAAAGGTAAGTAGTAGAATAGTTATGTAAGTGCAAATGGTCGGTTGCAAATCGGATATTATCATCAGCTACCCAACCGGCCTTTGTCATACGCCCATTAGTAAATGGGTCATTTGTATAATCATCATCAACTAAAGTAGCTGCACCTTGCCCGTCCTTTAATTGATACACAGCATTTGAATAACCACCCCTGACTTCAAACTTATCAGTATCGGTAGTCTTAATAAATACTTTATCAGCTGCTGTTGAAGGTAAATATTGAGTTATATCAGCCATTATACTAAAATATCCTTGATTCTTTCCATTTCAGTTTTAAAAGCTACACGAGCAGCCTTATACGTTTGGTACTCAGGTGCCAAATCTTTAAAGGCTGAACACCATTTAAACATTGCGCCCGCAACATCCTCTGAAAAACCTAAAGCAAGAATTTCCGCTTTAGTCATATTCATTATGTTACCTACATTTCCAGTATTGATATTTTCGTAATCCTCTGTATTGTAAGCAGAACAAATATCATCCCTTGCAAGTTTGTATGCAACTTTCATTTCATCTTTTGTGCTTGGCTTTGCCATTATTTGGCCCTACCTTTTCCGATTCTTTGCGTGGTTTTACATCCACTTCTACCCTTATTAGCTCTTGTTCCTCTACCAGTTCCATTTTTTAAAGGTCTGCCTTTTTTAGCCATTAGTATTACTCCTTAATTTCTTTTATAATATCTAAATAATAATCACTTCTGCAACAAGGACATACTACTGATACTTCTTGTTTTCCATTTACTATAATTCTATCATCTTTCATTATTTCAACCTTAAGAGTATTATTACATCCAGTACATTTAACCGCATATACTTTATAAATCATTATGCCCTTCTAATCTCACCAGTTGGAAAAATTAAATCATACAGTAAATGTTCTGTTCGTTGATATACTTTATTAGGTACATCACCATCAGTATATTCAGTACTAATTTCTAATGGCCCTACTTTTTTCTTTGTTTTCTTAATCGTACCATTATCAGATAAATTTTCCATTGGATTTTCACCACCAGCAATCACTATTGACATTTCTACCGTTGCATCTTTTAATGCTTGTGGTATTTCATCTGAATCAATTGAATAACCATCATAATCAGTTATAAAATTCCTAGGCCAGTCCAATGCTTGATCTTCATCACATCTATTACCACGCCATCTACGAGTATATTTCATATCCAAGTATTGAGTAGCTCGCATTAAGTATAACTGCTTATTTGCAGTAGTTAAAGCTGTCCATGTAGCATTAGATTTATATGTATCATTATATATATCTGCATTAGCTACTGATTCATAACTATTACTTGTTTCAGAAGCACTTCCAGTCTCTACTTCAAATGTTTTAGCAGTCATTTTTAACCTCTTTTATTGTTGCTTTATACTTTACATCTGCAAATGGAATACACCGTATAGCAGAAGTAGAATTAAGATTAAATATTTTAATTCTTTTCTTATGTAAGAAACCAACTATCTTTTCAAATGCTTCATTAATTACATCAAAATGTGGGTATGGTAATTTCTTTTCTTTTTCTTGTCTATCATTTAAAGGTTTATAAAAATGATTATTAAAATTCATATCTAAACCTATAATACAAATCCTTTTTGCACCTAATATATAAGCTAAATTAATCATGGCAATTATAATAGTTCTACCTATTCTTAATCCGTATTTAATATTACTTGAAAGAATAGGATATTTCCAAAAGTCTGGTAAATACCCTTCATCTATCTTGTATCTTAGAAAGAAACCCTCTTTGTTATACTCGTTTACTTTACTAGCCTTAATAGTATGTATATCTGAAGGATTAAACTCGTTATAATAATGGGAAAGTAACCAGAACTTCTTTGTTTTGGATGATTGGAAAGGATTCCGCCTATTAAATAACATTCTACTATCTGTAGCTAATTGATATGTAGGTGTATAATACATATTTATTCTATTTGCTCCGATAGTAATATAGTTATCTAAAATTTCTTTAGGAATAGTTTTCAAAGATGGGCCATCACCTAAAATGAAAATAGTTTTATTTCTATGCCTGTTTTTAAGTGATTTAGAATCATGTGGTATGTAATCATAGTAATCCTTTTCAAACCCAAGCTCATAATTTCCCTTTTCGGCCTTCACTATTATATCTGATGAAAAAGGTGAACCAGAAAACGGTATTCTTTTCCACCCTTTATCTAAATAATCTTTAAGTTTTTCAGCGGGTACTTTACAATTACCACCCGGCCCTTTTAACTCAACTAATAGATTAGTTTTCACATTCATTTCAAAAATAAGATTACCTTAATTCTGAAAGAGCTTTGTTAATAGCTATACGCTTATCTTTTATAGGAATTTTACTATCTAATACTTCCTGTAAGCCAAGTTGAAAATCATTGTTTAAAATGACAAGTTTGTTAAGTCCAGTTCTATTAACACTTCTATCAGATGGAATTAACAATGTAGGTTTGATTTGTTTAGGTTTGTCTATCACTATTTCTTGTTTTGGAAATTCAGGTATTTCTTCTTCTTTTTTAGGTTCAACTATTTTTTCTTTTGCAATCTTCCATCCTAATGCTAGCTTTGCTTCTTTTTCAGAAAAAGGTATTACTGCATGGCCTCCCGGCCCGACCATTTCAATAGTTCTTATTACATCTGACATTTGCTATACTCCTATTAAATAACTAATTAAAAAATAACAACCCACCACCACCCTCCTATAAAGTCAGGAGCAACTTTAAAAAACTGGTTAATTAACCAGCAAGTCTACAAGCTAATTCTGGACGCACAAGGTTCCCACCATAAAGAACGTCAAACTCCCAAACAACTTGTTTATGTTGCCTAGAAACTTCAAGCCTTAATACGATTCCAGTTTTATCATCTTGATAGGAAAGAATTCTACTACCAAGTTCTAATGCACCTGTTTCTTCAACAAGAGGTCTCATAGCGAATGCAAAAGCATCCCTATGGAAAACAAGGTTAACCACATGGCTAGCCACTACTGTAGCAACTTCATCATCAACAACAGCAGATTTAAGACCCGGATAAAACTTTAATCCCGTAATAGCATTAGAAGCAAATGTATACTGCTCAGTAGTCGTACTATACTGACTAGAACTTGAATTAGCAATAACACAATAAGTTTGTGAATGACCTGCAAAAGAAATAATATCACCCACAACAATAGTACCTGTTACAGAAGCTTCAGCACCATTATCAACATTAATTTCAGCTATTGCAGCCGCATACCCAGCACCATTATTAATAGCACAGGTACGAGTAGCGGAAGCATCAGCAATAGTTCCTGCTGTATGTGTTACAACATCATCATCTTCAACCCAGCCAATACCAAATTTACGGCCAATTTCACCATCAATTTTAACACCATTGGAACCAATTTTCTCTGCATCACTAAATGGGCTTAAATCTAATGCATTAGCACCAGCATCAAAATCAAGTACACCATTTCTATCACTACCGGGACAAAGCTGCTTATTAAGTTCGCGCCTTGCCTCTGTAGCATTAGAAACAGTACTAGCAAATGGAGTAATTCCAGCAGTACCAACATAACCATAAATACCTTTAGATAAATCAGAACTAATATATAATCCTGCTAAATAAGTATTTATTTCAACAGCTAATGCCTTAACAGCTTCTTCTAACTGACCCGGAAGGAAATGCCTATTTTTATCAATTTCAACAAGTTGTTTATCAGTAAGATAAATAGGGTCATTCTGCTTCCATCTATCAAGACTAACAGAAACTTTCTTTGTAGTAGTATCAGAAGGGCTAATTAAAGTATTAGACGGGGATACATCTCTCGTACCAACAGCGGTAGGGATGGGGATATCAATAGTGTTGCCTTTGCTTTTAGCTTCATTCGAATAACTTGAATTTACTAATCTTGGGAAAATACATTTTTCCCTTAATACCATTAATCCTCTTGCAAGAATCTTAGGCATAATGCTAGTTAATGTATTACTCATTTAAATAATTCTCCTTTCAAAAAGAATTAGTCCATTTCTACGGCTAAATCGCCTTCAGAAATTCTTTCTAACTCATCACCTCGGAGTATATTATTACTCCCTGATCTAATAATTTTGGCAGTACCACTAAATTTTGTCCCACCGCCTCCACCAGCACCGGAACCAGAAGCTTGATTACCTTCAAAAGCTGAAGCAAAGTCAACATCATTTTTTAATTCACGAACAAATTCTTCTAAATTCATATTGTCCATGCTACCAACTTTAGTAGTTATTTTAGGTTGTCTATTTTCATCAAGAACCGTAACATCATATTCACCTGATGCATTCTCTTGAACAACCACATGCTCCCTTATTTTTGGAAGTAAAATGTTAGGATTGCCTTTAATATCTGGTTTTGATAAAAGAATAGAAGCTTTAGTATCAATTAAGGTTTTTCCTAATTGTGCTTCTCTAGATTGAAGTTTACTATTCAACCCTTCAATCTCTTGCTGTAACTTACCTGTTTTGCCTTCCCATTCCTGAGATAATTTACTTTCAAGTGTTTTCTGAAATTGTTCCTTTGCTTCTTTTAATTTTTGTTCAGGGTCGTAATCAGCCAGTTCTTGTACTTTTGCTAATGCTTCTTTTGCGGCATCGAAATCTTCAATACCTTCCGTCTTATTTGAAAGGTCTTTAAATTTCTTTTCTAAATCATCTCGATTTGTCCGCTCTTTTTGTAAAGCTGATTTAAGTCCATTAACATCAGCTAATTCAAAACCACTTACACCCGTAACCTTAAGAATGTAATTTTCACTGCCTTCCATCCCGGAGTACAGTTCTTGCATACCTTCATTTAATTCCGCAAATTCAGTTTTAGTTAATAGTGCTTTAAGCATCTCGCTTATCTCCCTAGGCATCTCGCCAATTTAAAAAAGTATAAAAATAACATAATCTTTCTATTATATATTATTATTAAAAAATGCTAATTTTAATTAATTATTTTCATTTTTTTGTCATTTTATTATAAAATTAATAAACATAAGTATTAAAGGAAAGGATAAAATAAGATTATGTAACATTAAAAATGTACTATAACTTTTATATTGTTATAAAGCAAAACATGTGTTATACCTTTGTATTTAAATATGATTCCGCTACTTTTAAATCATACATATTATCAATATCAATTCCACGTATTGAAGGTAATACCAAATAAGGTATTTCAGGTTTAACAGTATCATTAATTATGTTATCAATACTCATAACTTTAATCATGCCATTTAATGTATAGTATTTAGGTAAATTCTGGCTTAATATCTTTCTATGCTGTGAACCTTTCATTAAAGGCTTTAAATCTTCTGTATAAAACCATTCTGGATGCATATTAATTTCATGAAAGCTTACTACTGTTTTCATATCATTATTTTTAAATAATTCTACTGCATAATAAATATCTAATGGTTCAATACAGGGAGAAGTACATTGTACTAATATAACAGCATCAATCACTTCTTTATATTTATTTGAATACATAAATAATGATTCTTTTACAACATTCATAGTAGGTGTATCGTCTTTTGCTAATAATTCATTTCTTAAAAATGGTACATCAGCACCATAGTATTCACCTAATTCAGCTATTGCTTCTGAATCAGTAGATAAATGTACTATATTACTTTCTACCTCAGCATCTAAACAAGCATCAATAGCGTAAAAGATTAATGGTTTACCATTACATAAGATTGTATTCTTATTCTTAATCCTTTTGCTTCCACTTCTAGCAGGTATAATAGTTAAGAAATTCAAAGTTATTTTCCTTTATTTTCTTTTTCATAAGTAACTATTTTAGTTTCCATTTTACATGCCATCCAAACAGCCTCAACACATATATCTTTAACAGCTTGATTATTAGTATTATTATAAATAAATACTAAATGCTCTAAAAGGTTATCACACTTAGTATTAGAATAAGTTTTCATAATATCTATAGTATTATTTTTAAGTTCATCAGTAAAATAAGGATTTACTTCATATCTACGATTAGGATGGGGTTCTTGTTTAAAAGTTTTCCCTAGTACATAACCAATATGATATTTTTTATAACATATAATTAATTTTGCTCCAAGTGATTGAGAAAGATAAAGAGTATTAATTATAATATCACGCATATCATCATTCCAATTTTCCGCTTGATATATTTGCTGAATTATACCACAAATTACTCTAGTACTAGTAGGAGGTTCTTTTCTTTCTAATTTCTTAATTAGTTCTTTTCTGTTTTTATCCATTATGCTATATCCTTTAAACTTAATCCCTCAGCTACTCTTAATTGTTTTAATGTTAGCATCTTATTTTCAGCATTAATAAATCTATCTATTTTAACTTTACCTTCTCTAAATAATTTAGCTCTTGTTTTTCCTAATGCCTGATTTTGTATTGCTTTTGGTTGCCTTCTAAGCCATGTAGGATACTTTTGTACAGCAGGCACTTCACCTCTCACTTGTGCTAATTTCTCTTTACTAACTCTCTTACCGGGTTTAAATTCCTTATATCCTGCTGCACCCAATTCTTTCCATGATTTAGTAATTGGTATTATAATACTCCTACATTGATGATGTAATGGTGGTACTTGTGCGTCTTCCATCTTATCCCACACTTTACCATCTAAACTCATACAAATAACAGTAGTTCTAGCATCTAAAGTAGCTACAAATTGATAACCTTTAATTACATCATCATTTTCTCTTAACATTTCCATTCTTGCTTTAGATGCTACACTATGTGTAGCTGTTCTAACAGTTGATGTTATATTACGTCTTACATCACCAAATAAGCCTGATAAATTACTATCTCCTGCAATTCTTCTTACTATTTTAGCATTACTTTCACCTAGTGCTAATCCTATATTTAATTGCTTTTGTAACTTTACTTGAAAATTAGATGAAATACCCTTCCACCATTCACCTAATAAATTACCTTCAAATGGTCTACTTGTTACAATACTTTTTAATAATCTAGCATTTGGAAAAGCTAAATTTAATTCAACAGGCATAGTTTGTTTTAAAACTGCACCCATCCATTCACTTTCTGTAACAGCTAAATTACCTAATTCTTTTTTAAATGTACCATAGCTTTTACTCATACCAGAACGTAGCAATTCACCTGTACTAGATGCTAATTGTTTTGTATGTTGTGTTACTGCCGGCCCTATATCAAAACCACGTAATTTAATCCTACGTAATCTTGATTCTAACGTATCTAACACATCTGGTAAAACATCTCTATCAAGAAATCTTAATATCTCATTAACTCTGCCTGTCTTATATCGTTCTAGATAAATCTGGTGTCTAATAGCTCTATCTAAGATTTCCTGATTTACTGTTTGTGTAAATCGTTCTACTCTTTGTAATGTAGATTTATTTGTCATTCTTTTTCTTCTTCTTTTTCTTCTTCTTTACTATAACTTCTTTTTTAT